CACTGCCTCGGCTGCTGGCTGGATCTCGACGGAAGGTGGCGCTGCTTCGGAGTCGGAACCCACCTTCGGCCAGGTCACTATGACCCCGAAGACCTTGGGTGCCTTCACCGACATCACCCGCTTGATGATGATGCAGTCCTCGCCTGATATCGAAGCTCTGGTTCGTGACGACCTGTCGCGTGCTATCGCTCTCGCTATCGACCTCGGCGCTCTGCAAGGTTCGGGTTCCTCGGGCCAGCCCACTGGCATCAAGAACGTCTCTGGTGTCAATAAGCCGACCTCGTTTGCTGCGGCCACCCCGACTTTCGCTGAAGTCGTGGCTCTGGAAACCGCTGTGGCCGAGGACAACGCCCTGCTGGGCAACCTCGCCTACATCCTGCCTGCTGGCATGTATGGCGCGCTGAAGACCACCGCCAAGGCCTCTGGTCAGGGTCTCTTCGTGGTTGAGCAGCCCGGCAACACGATCAACGGCTACCGTGCGATTGTCTCGAACCAAGTCACCTCTGGCGACCTGTTCTTCGGCAACTTCGCGGACCTGCTGATCGGCATGTACGGCGGCTTGGACATCTTGGTTGACCCCTACACCGCTTCGTCTTCGGGTACGGTTCGCATCCGCGCTCTCCAGACGGTCGATGTGGCAGTCCGCCATGCTGTGTCCTTCGCCTACAACAACGACGGCGTCTAATGGCACTCAAATGGAATGGGGGCGGCTTCGGTCGCCCCCAACCTCAACAGGAGGCTAGAATGGCAAACTACCTGATCCTCAAGTCCTGCGTGGCAGGCGGCGCTGCCCGCAATGCTGGCGAGATCGTCGAGCTGTCCGAGCAGGAGGGCAAGTCGCTCTCGGCTATGGGCCGGGTTCAGGTTGCCCCCGAGCGTGCGGCTCCTGCCGTCGCTGATCGCAGCGTTGGCCTTGAAGTCAGCGATGCGCCTAAAGTTTCGAAGCGGGCCAAGAAGGAATAATCATGGCCCTGCCCTTCGCCACCGATCTGCTGACACTGTTCAACGCTGATGAGTTTGCTACGTCAGTGACGTACAAGCGTCGCGGAGCTTTGGGTGAAAGCACGTTCAATGGTATCTTCGACAATGAGACTGTTCCTGTTGACGCTGGCGGGTTCGTGTCGGTGCATCAGGAGCAGCCTCGTTTGACTTGCCGCACGGTTGATGTGCCGAATATCTCTGAAGACGATCAGGTGATCGTGTCTTCGGTGACCTACACGGTTCGCGCTTGGGTCCATGACGGGACTGGTGTGACGGTCTTGCAGTTGGAGCGCAAGTAATGGCTCATGTCCGCCAGCAGATCCGAAACGCCTTCGTGACTTCCCTGAAGTCCGGCGTCGGGCTTGTGTCCAAGCGAGTTTTCGCCACTCGCGTCTATCCGTTGACGCAGGCTAAGTTGCCAGCCATCACGGTCACAGCGGGTGCGGAGACATCCGGCCTGATGACGATGGGTGCGACGATGGGCGTCAAGTCATTGGATCGTACGGTGGAGATCACCGTTTCAATCTATGAGAATGCCACTGCATCGCTTGATAGCGCGGTTGACGCCATCGCTGTGCAGGTTGAAGAAGCCATTGGAGCGGACTTCACGCTAGGTGGCATTGCGAAGGAATCGGTGCTAACATCGACGAGCATCGACTTTTCTGGTGAGACTGAGCAGCCTGTTGGCATCGCAACGATGACTTTTGCTGTAAGGTATGTCACTAGTCTAACTGATGTCGAAACAGCCAAATAAAGGAGGCTCCTGCTATGGCTACGCACGCTGGCAGCGAAGGCACCGTCAAAGTCGGAGCCAACGCAATCGCTGAAATTCGGTCGTATTCGATTGAACAATCGGCTGACACCCTTGACGACACCACGATGGGCGATAGCGCACGGACCTATAAGGCCTCGTTGTCCACCTATACCGGGACGATTGACGTTCTGTGGGACGAGACCGACACCACGGGCCAAGGCGCTCTGACCATCGGTGCATCCATCACGCTGAACCTTTACCCTGAAGGTTCGACCACTGGTGACATTTATTACACTGGCTCTGCCATTGTGACAGGTCGCTCAATCTCGGCGTCGTATGATGGTCTGGTCGAGATGTCGATCAGCATCCAAGGCACTGGCGCTCTGACGCAAGCGACGGCTTCCTAATGAGCCTGGCGAAGCGCATTGCAGCCAAGCGGGCTGACCAGCAGCGTGGCTTCGTCGATGTCGAAGAATGGGGCGAGGGGGAAACTCCCCTTCGCCTCTTCTTCACGTCGGTCAGCGCACGGGACATCGAAAAGGTCCAGCGCAAGTACAAGGACTTTCTGACCAACACCTCTTTGGGTGCGATGGTCGAGATGGTCATTGAAAAGTGCGAGGACGAGAAAGGCGACAAGGCGTTCACCCTTGAGGATAAGCCGATCCTGATGAGTGAGCCTGTCGGCGTGATCGCCAAAGTGTTCGGCGCTGTCTTCAACGCGACGAGCATTGAGGATCACACAAAAAACTAAGAGGCGACCCATTCAGGCTCAACTTGGTGGCGCTGGCAGACAGGTTGGGCAAGACCATCTCGGAGATTGAGGAAATCTCGCTTGATGAGTATAATGAATGGGTGGCCTACTTTGCCGTCATGAAGGAGCGCGAGGAAAATGAGCGAAAGACTCGTATTTGAGTTGCAGGCCATCGACCGCGCAACTGCGCCGTTGAAGGCCGTTCAGGCTCAGGTTACCCGCACTGCATCCACCATAAACAGCGCCAACTCTAGCATGAGGGGCTTTGCCCAGGCGTCTGGTCTTGCCAACACGGCAACCCAGAAATGGGCGAAGGGTGCTCTCCAGCAGGCAGGTTATCAGGTCGGTGACTTCGCGGTTCAGGTGGCCAACGGCACCAATGGCTTGCAGGCATTCGGTCAGCAGGCACCGCAGCTTCTGCAAATCTTCGGCCCGGCTGGTGCCGTGATTGGTGCGGTTGTCGCCGTCGTTGCGGCTTTGGGCGTTGTCGCGCAGAAGTCTGGAAGTGAGATCGAAAACCTCGGCTCTGCTCTTGGCGTGCTTCAGGCTCCGCTGGGAGCGGTGGCAGATGCGGTCAAGCAGGCTGGTGCCGCGCTTGGTTCTGTTTTTGGCAACCTATCTGGCGAGATCGACACGGCGATCATCGCTGTCGGCCTCTTTGCTGGTGTTATGGCGATCAAAGCCGTCCCTGCAATGCTTGCGGCTACTGGGGTTTCTGGCCTATTTGCCTCTGCAATGGTCACGTTCAGGGCTGCTGTCGTGGCATCTGCGATCTCTGCTGGCTCCTTCTCCAGTGCGCTGATCTTTTTGCGCGCCACGATCATGACTGTCGGCGCGGCATTTGCTGCTGTCGGCGCAATCCTTATGAGGCTGCTGCCAGTGGTGCTTCTGGTAGGCTTGGCCAAGCTGATCGAACTCTTCCTGCGCCTGAAGGAAGGCGCAGGCGGCTTTGGTAATGCCATGAAGCTGCTTTGGGATTTGGCCAAAGCAGTTTTTTCTGGCATGTCTTGGTATGCTGAAGGTTTCCGGCTTGTGATAGTTGCTCTCACATTAAGCATGGTCGGAAAGTTTGTCTCCGCGTTTTCCATGATTATGGAAAAATGGGAAGGCCTTGTGAATGCCATGATATCTGGCTGGAACAAATTTGTGGATTCTGTCGGATTGGGTAGCCTTGTCGCTGATGAATACATTTCTGATTGGTCTAAATCTGCGGGTGAGTCAGTCGCTGGATGGTCGAAAGCATCTATTAATGCTGCAAATTCTGCTCAAGATGCTTTTAAAACTGCTAAGACGGGAATTTCTGGCGCTTGGAATGCACTGACAAGCGCAGTGGCCGCTGGCACGACAGAGGTAGACATCTTCGGCGATGCTGCCGCAGAGGCATCCGATAAGGCTGGCGGTGCCGCTAAAGCAGCCGCTGATGAGCTGAAAAGGCAGCAAGAAAACATGAAGGCCATCGCAGACACGATCCGCGACTCTTTCTCCGGCGCGTTCATGTCGATGGTCGATGGCACCAAGTCGGTCAAAAATGCTTTCCGCGACATGGCCCGCAATATCATCCTGAAACTTTATGAGGTGTTGGTCGTCCAGCAAATGGTAAATGCTGTTATGGGTTTTGTCGGAAAGGCTTTCCCGGCTCTCGCCCCTTATATCAACACAGCAGCTATGGGTGGCCCTGTGACGGGCGGCAAGCCTGTCTTGGTCGGTGAGCGCGGACCAGAACTGATGGTGCCATCGCGCAACGCTCAGGTGATCCCGAACAATCAACTGGGCGGCGGTGGTGTTACCATTGTGCAGAACATCAACGTCTCCACGGGCGTGCAGCAGACCGTCCGGGCCGAGATCAAATCGCTGATGCCGCAGATCGCGGACAGCGCCAAGGCGGCTGTCTTGGATGCCAAGCGGCGCGGCGGCGCATATGGGGGAGCCTTCGCATAATGGCAATCAGTTATCCTCTCGCGCTGCCGACACACACAGGCATCCGCAGCATCGAACTGCGGGCCGTCAATGCGGTGGCCTACAGCAGAAGCCCCTTCACCTTCGCTGGGCAGGCCTTCGCCTATGCTGGCCAGATGTGGCAGGCTGATGTGACATTGCCGCCGATGAAGCGTGCAGACGCGGAACAGTGGGTCGCGTGGTTGATTGCCCTGCGCGGTCAGTTCGGCACGTTCTTGCTGGCTGACCCCCTCGGCGGCACAGCACGCGGCACGCCGACCGGGACGCCGCTGGTCAACGGCGCAGACCAAACGGGTGGCACTCTGAACATCGACGGCGCGTCAAACAGCGTCACAGGATGGCTGAAGGCTGGCGACTATATCCAACTCGGCACGGGATCGTCGGCACGCCTGCACAAGGTTCTGCAAGACGCCAACAGCAACGGTTCTGGGCAGGTCTCTCTTGATCTCTGGCCGCACATCCGCGTCGCGCCTGCCGATAATGCAGCCGTGACGGTGAGCAATGCCAAGGGCTTGTTCAGGCTTTCCAGCAACGAGCAGTCTTGGTCGATCAATGAGGCCAGCATCTACGGCCTGACCTTCGGCGCGATGGAGGCCGTCTGATGGCTCGCAGCGTTCCAGCCGCTATCCTGAGCGCACTGGCCCAGCCAGAGGTGCAGCCGTTTTACGCGGTTGAGATGATGTTCGATACACGCAGCGGCACGGATGTTGACGGCAACGCGATAACCTACGGGCCGATCCGGCTGTGGACGGGTTACGGGGATCGCACCATCGACGGCCAAACCTATCTCGGCGCGGGCGATCTTCTGGCCATCAGCGGCTTGGAGGAGGTCAACGACCTGTCGGCCAAGTCTGCATCGATTACCGTCAGCGGCGTGCCTGTTGAGCTTGTCTCGCTAGCCCTGAAGGAACCTTACCAGCGGCGCGATTGCCGGATCTTGTTCGGCGTCAGCAATGTTGATGACTTCGTGGAAGTGTTCGCCGGCAAGATGAACCAGATGCCGATTGAGGACAGCGGGGACGCATCCACGATTACGCTGACGGTCGAAAGCAAGATGGTTGAGTTGGGCCGGGCGCGCATCCGGCGTTACACCCACGAAAGCCATCAGGCGCGCCATCCCGGCGACACGTTCTTCAGCTTCGTGGCCGACATTCAGGACAAGGGCATCCCGTGGGGCCGGAAAGAGGATTAAAGGCTTTGCACGCATTTTTGCGTGAGGTCGGTGGCCGCCCGTTTGAATGGGGCGTCTGGGATTGCCTGATCTTCACCAACGCGGCTTTTCGCAGTATGCACGGAAAAGGATGGGCCGACGATTGGGTTGGCCGCTACATCGACGCAGGACGCCTTCTGACGCGCATGGAACTTCGCCGCGAGTATGGACACCAAACAGTCGAGGACGCGCTGTGTGAGCGCCTTTTGCGGGCCTACGACATACCGCCTCGCGGTGCTTTGGTTGTCGGCGGGCCTGAAGTGATACAACCGGGTTACTTGGGCGTAGGATTCGGGATAGCCGTCGGGACAAGCGCTGCGTTCCTTTCTGCCAGCGGCGTGGTATACTCCCCCATCGAAAGCATCGACAGCGCATGGGTGAGGCACGATGACGCCGCTTAAAAAGCTACTGACAGGCACGACGGCCCTTTCTCATCCGGCGAACATCGTCCGCGATCCTGTGACGGTCGGCGCGTGGATCTTGGGTGCGAATGTCGGGACATCCGTCATCGCCTTTGGGATTACCGCTCAAGCCATCGTCGGGTATCTCGCGACCACGGTCGTCACATCTTGGGCGATGTCTGCCCTGACGCCGAAGCCCAAGTTGGGATCGGCAATGCAAGGCACGCTGGTGAACGCCCGCGATCCGGCATCACCGCAAGAATACGTCTACGGCGCTGTTCGCAAAGGCGGCATCGTGACCTACATTGAGGCCACCGGGGCGACCAACCAGTTCCTGCACATGATTATCTGTCTCGCCGGGCATGAGGTGTCCTCCATCGGTGATATCTACATCAACGACGAGGTTGTCACGCTGGACGGCAATGGCTTCGTGACCAGCCAGAACTGGGCCAGCAAGGTTCGCATCAAGAAATACGACGGATCGCAGACGACAGCGCCCGCTGAACTTCTGGCCGAAAGCGCGCAGATCACGTCGGCCTTCGTCGGGCGCGGGATCGCTTATCTGTATGTCCGGCTTGAGTTCAATCAGGACGTGTTCCCGAATGGCGTGCCGATCTTCACGGCAGTTGTCAGCGGCAAGGAGGTCTATGACCCACGCACGACATCGACGGCTTTCTCATCTAACGCCGCGCTTTGCGTGCGCGATTATCTCACAGTCGACTACGGGTTCGACGACACGGGCATCGACGACACGGCGTTCACCGCATCAGCCAACGTCTGCGACGAGAACGTCAGCTTGGCAGTCGGCGGCACGGAAAAACGGTACACCATGCACGGGGTGATCCGCGCTGACCAGACGCCGGGCGATGTCTTGCAGCAGATGATGACAAGCTGCGCTGGCACGCTGTTCTGGGGCCAAGGCGCATGGCAGTTGAAGGTCGGCTACTACACGCCGCCCGTGAAGACATTCACCCTTGATGATCTGCGGAGTTCTATCTCGCTGCAAACGCGCCAATCGATGGCCGACGTATTCAACGTTGTGCGCGGAACCTTTAATGACGCGGTTCAGGATTACATCACGGTGGACTATCCGCAGGTGGACAGCGCGGTCTATTTGGCCGAGGACAACAACGTCGAGACGCCAATCGACCTGACGCTGCCGTTCACGACTTCGTCAGCCACCGCCCAGAGGATCGCCAAGCTGACGCTCAACCGTGGCCGGGAGCAGATGACACTGACGGCTGAGTTCGGCATGGCCGCTTTCGGCGTGCAGGTCGGCGACATCGTGGCATTCACTAACACCCGCTATGGCTGGACGGCCAAAGAGTTTGAGGTGGTCGGCTGGAACTTCTTCGCCAATCAGGACGCGGGCGATCTGCGCGTGAGGTTGACCCTGCGCGAGACATCGGAAGACGCCTTTGACTGGGATGCCGACGAACTGGCGATCATCTCCAACAACTCTGGCCTGCCGTCGGCTTGGTATGTTGCACCGATCGGCATCGGGCTGACACAAGAGACGCGGATCATCTACGAAAAGATGACCAACGTGATCGTGGCGAACATCACTGCGGCTTCAGCGGCGACGGGCTTTGTCGAGCGTGTTGAGGTGCAGTTTAAATCGAGTTCCGCCACCGATTGGAACGCGGTCGGCTCTGGTTCTCCGGGTATCTATGACATTCTGGATGTCGGCGACGGCCTCTACGACGTGCGCGCTCGAGCTTACAACCATCTCGGCGTGCGTGGGTCTTGGGAGGTTTACGAGAACTTCCAAGTATCCGGCACGGCCAACCCGCCGCAAGATGTCGCTGCCTTCCACGGCCAACTATACGGCGGCACCATCGCTCTGGAATGGACGCCTGTTGGCGATCTTGATCTGTCTTACTACAAGATCCGCTACGCGCTTGAAGAAGCCGGAGCGACATTTGCCAATGCAACGACGGCTGTCGACAAGGTTCCTCGACCCGGCTCCAACGTGGTCATCCCGGCTCGGCCTGGCACTTACATGATTCGGGCTGTGGACAAGAGCGGTAATTCGTCGATCAACTACACGCCTGTCGTCATTTCTGAAGCTGCTTTTGAGACGTTTACCAACACGCAAACGTTGACTAACAGCCCGACGTTCTCAGGCACAAAGACGAACTGCTCTGTGACATCTGGCGAATTGCGGATCACTAGCGGCACGTCGGCGACATATGAGATGTCGGCAGCTATCGACACAACCACGGCCCGCAAGGTTCGCGCTCGTCTGGATGTCAACACGGAGCGATATGACCCAAATCTTGGCCTGTTTGACGCGCTGCTCGGCGATTTCGACGCGCTTTCTGGCCTGTTTGATGATTTCACTGGCGGCACCAATGTCGCCGACACCGATGTCCTGCTTTACATTGCGGTATCGCAGGACGCCTCGACCTATGCCGACTGGCAGTTGTTCAAGGGTGGCGATTTCTTTGGCCGCGCTTTCAAGTTCAAGATTGACTTGAAGTCTGATACAAGTGGGGTGACGCCCAGCATCTCGGGCCTGACCGCCCGCGTCTGGTACAACTGAGGGGAACGACATGGCGACCCATGATTATGTGATCGACAACCAGAGCGCGCCTGCGTTTAGGAGCGATCTTAACAACGCTTTGCTGGCAATCGTATCGCAGAACAGCGCATCGACCGCGCCGACGACGACCTACGCCAACATGATCTGGTATGATACGGCCAACAACCAGTTGAAGAAGCGGAACGAGGCCAACTCTGCTTGGATCACGCTGGGGACGATTGACGAAGGGACGGGGACGTTTACGCCGTCAGGGCAACCTGCAACACAAACACAGGCAGACTGGAATACTGGTACTGCAACGGTTGAAAGCACTATCACGCCAGCCAAACTTGACGACAAGATCGAAAACAAGTTGAACGTGTCAGGCAGCGCGCCGATCTTTGCCTGCCGTGCGTGGGTGAACTTCAACGGCACTGGCACCGTGGCTATCCGTGGGTCTGGGAACGTGTCGAGCATCACGGACAACGGCGTGGGTAACTACACGGTCAACTTCACCACCGCCATGCCGGATGTGAACTATGCTGTCGTTGTAAGCGGTGATGACACCACGATGGCGGGGCAAGCAGGTGCGCAGCCAATCCAAAACACAAGAGCGACTTCAAGCGTCCGAGTAAAAACCAGTAATACCGTCAATGCAGCGTTCGTAGATTTTAACGAAATATTTGTCGCCATTTTCCGCTGAAAGGACACACGATGAAAGTCATCATCTTCCCGCAAGACGACAACAAGGTGTCCGTGGTTGTCCCGGCCCCGGAGTTTGCCGACCAGATCGAAGCCGTTGCCCATAAGGATGTCCCAGAGGGCAAGCCTTTCCGCATCATCAACGACAGCGAGTTGCCCTCGCGTGACAGCCGTGACCGCTGGCTGTGGACTGAGAGTGGAAGCCTTGTAGTCGAGACAATTGAATCAGATGCAGCCGAATAATCCGGCTGTTCCTAAGCGCGTCAAAAGCCTGTATAGTGCGGGCATAACCACGTCATAACGGAGGCCGACATGGCTACTCTCAACGACCGAGTGTTCGACAACGGCCTGACCGTTCTGGACACCGAGGCCAACAAGATCCTCATCACCTCGCAAGAGGCAACGACCTACACCGAAGCCAACGCGACCTATGCCCTGGGCAACAGCACCTCGCTGTCGATTGGCGCGCCGCAAAACCGCTCTGGCGGTGGCCGTGAGGTTGTGGTGGCCGCGATCACCGACGGCTCGGTGACTGGCACCGGGACTGCGACGCATTATGCCATCGTGGACACCGCGAACAGCCGCCTGCTGGCGACGGGTTCGCTGACCGCTTCGCAGGCCGTCACCTCGGGCAACACCTTCACGCTGTCGTCTGTCGCCATTGGCATCCCTGATCCGGCATAAGAGGCCACCATGAAGATCGACTTCGAGTTTGACACCGCCCACGGCAAGTTCCGCGATGCGCTGCACCTGCCCGACAACCACGGTCTCAGTGACGCTGAGATCGAGGCCATGAAGGAGCAGCGCCGGGACAACTGGATTGCCGTGGTGGAGGCTCCTTCGGTAGAGCCGGACACCGTGGAGATCGACGGCGTAACCTATGAGAAGGTCGAGATCGAAGGCCAGACGGTCCTTAAGCCTGTAGAGGTCTGATATGGCTGATGCGGGCCGATTTCCAAAAGGCAATGTGCCTTGGAACCAAACAGAAGGCGTCCACATCCAGTGTAAAAACTGCGGTGTGGACATACGCATCGAACCTAATCAAGCTGGGCGTAGAAAGTTCTGTAGTAAGGCTTGCTCCTACGCAGGGCGTGAGTTGAAGGGCCTTTTTGAAGCGGGGCATGCCGATTTTGTTCCGCCAGAAAAACGGGGCCACTCAGAAGAAACCCGCGCCAAGATGAAAGAGGTCAACCGCAAGATCGCGCGCTATGGTGCCGAACACCCGCTTTGGAAGGGTGGTGCGAGGGAAGCCAGAAAACGAGAGATGCGCGGCTATCTTTATCGTGACTGGCGTCAGGCGGTCTTTGAGCGGGACAACTGGACGTGCCAGATGTGTGGCATTCGCGGCGGCTATCTTGAGGCAGATCATATCAAACCTTGGTGTGGTTTCCCTGATCTCCGCTATGATGTGGAAAACGGTCGAACTCTTTGCAGGCCGTGTCATCACAGTTTAGACACTCACGGCGCTGGTGCGCTTAAATACAAAGAGGTTGTCTAAATGGATCGTTATTGGGTTGGTGGAAGTGGAAGCTGGAACAGCACCACGAAGTGGTCCACAACGTCAGGCGGTTCGTCTGGCGCTTCTGTTCCT